GCTTCTCGTTGTCATTCTGAGGAGCCTGCGACGAAGAATCTCCGCACGTGGAGGATGGGTTGGCCTTGAAGCTGGGAGATTCTTCGCTGACAGCACGACTGTGTCGGTGCGCACAACTGCGTTGGTGCGTCAGAATGACAATGTGAGGGCGGATTGGGATGTGGTGCGGCCGGAATATCGGAAGAATGTTTCACGTGAAACAATTCTTAATTCATCATTCTGAATTCTGAATTTCATTCCTCATTCCGCGCAGCCGCTTCTACTAGCAACTAGCCCCTAACCGCTACCAACTCTTTTATGGCTTGCCCCGGATCTCTTCGACTTTTCCGACGATCCGGACGGGCATGTCCTGGATCTGCTGGCGGGTGAAGGTCATGGGGGGGTATTCCTCGTTGTTCGAGAGGAGGGAGATGCCGTCGTCCCGGTAGTGGATCCGCTTGCAGACCCCCTCGTTGCCGTTGACGAGGACGATGGCGCATTCGCCTTCCTCGACGGTGTCCTGCTTGCGCACGATCACGACGTCGCCCCGGCGGATCCGGGGGAGCATGCTGTCGCCCTTGATCCGGAGGGCGAAGAATTCCCCGCCCCGGGCGAGATCGGACGTGATCTCCTCCCAGGCCTCCGGGTCGTCCTGATCGAAGACGTCCACCGCCTCGAGGGGGATGCCCGCGCCGACCGCGCTGAGGACGCCGATCTTCTTGCCCTTGCTGTGATAGATCCGGCTTCCCGGGGATCTGGGGGACGCGTTCCCGGAGGAGACTGCGGCGGGTCCGGCACCCCCTCCGCTGACGCCGATCAGCTCGTCCGCGGTGACGCCGAAATACCCGGCAAGGAGGGCGAGGGTCCTTGCGGCGGGGGTGGATCCGCGGCGTTTCCACTGGCTGGTGACGGCGGAAGAGAGGCCGAGTTCCCGGGCGACGGCGTTGGGGGTCTTCCCGGCTTCGGCGCAGAGAGTCTGGAATTTTTCCCAGAAGAGGGTGGTTTCCATCAGAGCGTGGTCCTCCGTTTTGAACATAAGAGACAAAAATCCGGCAGGGGCAATATCTAACAATTGTGTGAATCAGAGAATCGATACAAATGTTAGAAACCCTATTGACAGGTAACAGTTGTTAGTGTATAATATTCTCACAACAGTTGTACGGCTCCATTCTAACACAAGCGGGGCGGTTTGTCAACAGGATTTTGCGAAAGGATCGTGAAGAAATGCAGGGAAGCATCGGAGGTCCCGGAAAGCCGGAGAAGGCGATGACGCCGGGAACAGCGGAAAAGACGGACGGATTTCTGGAAGAGGAGGACGCGGAGGCTGCGGCGATCTGCCTGACCTGTCCGCGGCCGGAGTGCAGGCTGGATCGGAACAAGCCCTGTCTGCGCTACCGGCGGGGGATCCGGGCGATCCGGAGAAAGCGGGCCGCATTGGCGGAAGAACCCGATCCCGCACAGATCGCGATGGAGATCCTGTGACGGCGCGGGAGACGATCCGGGCTTTCATCCGGGAAGAGGAAGAGGACGCGGCGAGGGAGGAGAGCTTCTTCATCTGCGACGGATGCGGGGAGGCGGCCGCGGGGGAGGTCTGCTATGCGGTGGAGCTCAGTTCCGGCTCCCTCCGCTTCTGCCGGGAATGCCTCCGGGAAAAGCGGTCCCTGGCGGAGCATTTGGATATGCTGGGAGCGGAGGTCAGGAGATGCTAGGGAGGGAGGAGTGGCTAGCGGTTAGTGGCTAGTGGCTAGCAGAGACAAGTGAGGAGCTAGGAGTGAGGAATTGGGGGGACCGACAACCGGGTTTGATTCGGAAGCGGCAGACGGATTGTTTCACGTGAAACATTCTTCCGATATTTCGGCCGCTGCACGTCCCATTTCGCCCTTACTTTGTCATTCTGAGCGAAGCGAAGAATCTCCCAGCTTCAAGGCCAACCCATTCTCCACGTGCGGAGATTCTTCGTCGCAGGCTCCTCAGAATGACACAGTAAAGCGGCAACGGACGGGTTTCGGTCTGAATAAAGAATCGTTTCAGGAAAAACAGAACGAAATCACGATTGTTTCACGTGAAACAACGGAGAACGGTTCTGCCAGCCGCCAGCCGCTTTCAACTACTAACTTCTCATTCCTCATTTCTAATTTCACGCGGACGGTTCTACTAGCCGCTAGCAACTGCCGACTAACAACTCCGAAAATCAAGGGTAAACATAAGATGAGACAATGGCGAGACGGTGACGGCGCGATCGGGGAGGAGGACATCGTCTTCTTCCTGTCGCAGGTCGTCCGGGGAAAAATCGGAGGCAGGAAACCGGCGACGGTGGCGGAGAGGATCCGGGCGGCGGCGATCCTGCTCAAACTCTATGAGAACGGCGCGCTGGACGGCGGGGACGGGGAGGAGGACGCGCTCTCCGCCGCCATCCGGGAGTTCGAGGAAGAGGGACACGGGCCGGGATCCGGCAGAGGCTTCGGCACTTCGGGAGGCTCCGGCGGGCTCTTCGGGGAGGAGGGTGCTGAGGGATTCGGCGGATTCGGGTTCGGATCGGAGGGCGGGGGCGTATGGGGCTGAGCGCGAAGCAGAAACAGATCTTCGCCTTCGCGGGCAGCGGGTACGACGCCCTGATCTGCTCCGGGGCGATCCGCACGGGCAAGAGCGCCTTGATGACGGCGGCTTTCGTGGACTGGGCCATGAAGAACTTCTCCGGCGTCCGGTTCGGGATCTGCGGCAAGACGGCGGACGGATGCGCGAAAAACCTGATCCTGCCCTACGTGGGGCTGGCGCGGACCCGGGCGAAATACCGCATCGCGTACAAGCCCTCCCGGCGCGAGATGACGGTGGTCAAAGGGAGGGTGAAAAACGTCTTCGAGATCTTCGGCGGGCTCAACGAATCCTCCTTCGCGCTGATCCAGGGGCGGACCCTCGGCGGGGTGCTGCTGGACGAGGCGGCTCTGATGCCCCGGTCCTTCGTGGAGCAGGCGGCGGCGCGGTGCTCCCTCCCCGGATCGCGGCTCTGGTTTAACTGCAATCCCGGCTCCCCGAACGCCTGGTTCTACCGGGAGTGGATCCTCGGGGCGGAGAAGCACCGGGCGATGGTTCTGAACTTCCGGCTGGAGGACAATCCGGCCCTGACCCCCGACGTGATCCGGCGGTACGAGACGGCCTACACGGGGGTCTTCCGGCGGCGGTACATCCTCGGGGAGTGGTGCGCGGCGGAGGGGCTGGTCTACGACTTCGGGGAGCGGAATCTGACGGACTTCGATCCCGATTCCGGGGAGGTCTTCATTTCTGTGGACTACGGGACGATGAATCCGTTCTCCGCGGGGCTCTGGCGGGTCCTCCGGGGGGATGAGATCCCGGCGGGTCTGATTCCCGAAGTTCCCGGCGGAAGATCCCGTTCTCTTCTGGCGGTGCGGGTGCGGGAATTCTACCACGACGGGCGCGGGACAGGGGCCCTTCTCACGGACGAGGACTACTGTGATCGGATCGAGGAGCTGGCGGGGGGACTATCCGTGAAGCGGGTGATCGTGGATCCGTCGGCGGCCTCCTTCATCGCGGCGCTGAGACGGCGGGGATTCACGGTGCAGAAGGCCCGCAACGACGTGGTGGACGGGATCCGGCTGACGGCTTCCGCTCTGGCCTCGGGGCAGATCCTGATCCACCGGCGGTGCGCGGACGCCATCCGGGAATTCGGGCTCTACCGCTGGGACGGGGACACGGGAGGCCGGGATGTTCCGGTGAAGGAGGACGACCACGCGATGGACGAGATCCGGTATTTTGTGAATACGATTTTGAGGAGAAGGTTATGATCGTTGGTTTTGTCAGAGGACAGCGGCTTCGGCTGCTCACCCCTCCTGTGGCCGCGGGGACGTTCGACGCGCTCCCGGCCCGGTTCGTCTTCGAGACGGGGGAATGGGCGGGGCTTTCGAAGTACGCGCATTTCATGAAGGGGGAGGACCGCATCGACGTGCCGATCCCGGAAAACGGGGAGATCGCGCCGGACGCGGGGCACATCAATCTCTCGGCGGGGGAATGGACGGTGTGGGTCCACGGAGACGCCATCGAAAACGGGGTGACCGCCGCCCGCATGACCACAGCCGCGTCGACTCTGGTCGTCAGAGAAACGGGGGCCGAAGATCCGCTTCCCCTTCCGCCGACCTACGGGGAGCAGGTCCTCGCGCTGGCGGCGTCGGTCAAGGAGGAGACGGAGGAACTTCTTTCCTGTTACAGGGAGTTCTTCACCGCGCTCGCCGCGAAGGCCGAGGGATCCGCCGGGGTGATCTTCAACCGGAGGGACCTCTCCCCCCTGCCGGTCTGGGCCGGGAGCGAGGAGGATTTCGCCTCTCTCACGCCGTCGGACGGGTGGATCTGTCTCGTCGGCCTGTTCGGGGAAGGGGGTGAGGAAGCATGAAGAGCTGGCAGGATTTTCAGACTTCCGCAAAACGGAGCGGGGGCAGGGGACGGTCCTGTCTCGAAGCGGTGAAGGAGGCCGCGGCGTCGGAGATCTACCGGACGGCGAAGGACGCGGAGGCCTACTACCGGCACGAGAATCCCACCATCGCCCGGACGCAGCGGATGATCTATACGATGCTCGGCGAGGCGATGCCGGACATCTGGCGTCCGAACCACAAGATCCCCTCCCGGTACTACCACTATTTCATCACGCAGGAGGTACAGTACCTTCTCGGCAACGGCGTCTCCTTCCCGGGGACCGAAGCGCGGGAAAAGCTGGGCCGGGGATTCGACCGTCAGGTCCAGAAGGCGGCGGTCTACGCCCTCAACGCGGGGGTGTCCTTCGGGTTCTGGAACGCGGACCGGCTGGAGGTCTTTC